TGAAACAACAGTTTCTACTGTTTCTCAAACAAATTATTCAAGTCTAATTGGCAAGTTTGTCAATGATGCCAAGCGTCAGATTGAAGATGCTTTTGCTTGGAATGTTTTGGGTCAAACCATTACAGTGACCACTGTAGCATCTACACCCGCTTATTCTCTGACAGGTGCTGGTCAGAAGTTTCAAGTGATGGATGTAATCAACACCACAAGCAATGTGGGACTCATAAACATCACTTTTGTGGACATGAACCGCAAGTTAAACTTTACTCCACTTGTTAACTCAATACCTACAGAATTTGCTTTTGATGGGGTTGATGGTAGCTACGACACCAAGGTAAATCTATACCCAATACCTGATGGTGTTTACACAATCAAATTTGCCTTAACAGTGCCACAGGCTACCTTGACATCAGACTCAACTGTCGTGGCTGTTGCTGACACTCTAGTGGCTCAGAATGCCTATGCTCGTGCTTTGGTGGAGCGTGGTGAAGATGGCGGTTTAACTTCATCTGAGGCATATCAGTTGTATAAAGCTATGTTGTCTGACAGCATTGCTTTGGAAGGCACTCGCTATCCTGAGAATCAGGAGTTTGTTGCGATATGAGTCAGCAAATTCAAACCTTTAGCGTTTCAGCACCAGCACTTTATGGTCTGAATACGCAAGATTCACCTCTTGATCTTGCGGCTGGATATGCTTTGGTTGCGACAAATTGCGTAATTGACCAGTATGGTCGTATGGGTTCACGCAAAGGTTTCTCAAGAGTCAATTCCTCCAGTGGCAATTTAGGCGCTAATGATGTAAAAGTTATTCATGAGTTAGTCCAAGCTGATGGTACTTTGACTGTATTGTTTGCTGGAAACAACAAGATATTTAAACTTGGTGCAAGCAATGTAGTTACTGAGTTAACTTATGGTGGTGGGGGTACTGCACCAACCATTACTGATAGCAACTGGCAATGTGCATCATTAAATAACATAACTTATTTCTTTCAGTCTGGTCACAATCCTATAATTTATGACCCTGCTGTTAGCACCACAACCTATCGTAGAGTGTCTGAGAAGACAGGTTATGTAGCCACTGTTCCTGATGCCAACATTGCAATCTCTGCTTTTGGTAGATTGTGGGTAGCAAACACTACAGCCAATAACGCAACAGTCTTTTTCTCTGATTTGATTGCGGGTCATGTTTGGTCAACAGGCACATCAGGCTCTTTAAATGTAGATCGTGTCTGGGCAAATGGTGCTGATGAGATCACAGGTCTTGCCGCACACAATGGTTTCCTGTTTATCTTTGGCAAGCGTCAAATTCTTATTTACCAAAATGCCACTACACCAGCATCAATGTCGTTGAGTGACACTGTTGAGGGTATTGGTTGCATTGCAAGAGACAGTATTCAGACTACCAGCACTGATGTGCTTTTCTTGTCTAACTCTGGTGTTCGTTCTTTGATGAGAACGATTCAAGAGAAGTCTTCACCTGAGAGAGATTTGTCTAAGAACATTCGTAATGATTTGATGACTATCATTGCTGGTGAGACATTGGCAAATGTTAAGTCTGTCTATTCTGAGCGTGAAGCGTTTTATTTATTGACTACACCATCTGTAGGTAATGTATTTTGCTTTGATACCAAGGCTTATTTACCTGATGGTGCGGCAAGAGCAACAACTTGGGACTCTATAACACCAACGGCTTTTTTGTCTAGGCGTGATGGTACTTTGTACATTGGCAAGAATGGTTATATTGGTTTGTATGGCACTTACCAAGACTACCAAACTGCATATCGTATGTTGTATTACACAAATCATGCAGACCTTGGGAATCAAAATCAAACATCTATTTTGAAGAAGTTGTCCATTGTCGTTATTGGCGGTACAAATCAGATTGTTACCTTTAAGTGGGGATTTGACTTCAAGACAAACTATTTGTCTGCTGATGACACTATTCCAACTCAAGGCGAGTCTTACTATGGTATTGCTGAGTATGGTGCTAATGCCACTGTAGTTGCAGAATACTCTGATGGTGTTGCGTTGCAGACTTTAACTGTTTCTGCATCTGGCAGTGGAAAGGTTGTTCAAACTGGGTACGAAACAGACATAAATGGTACTGAGTTGTCTATTCAGAAGATTGAAATTCAAGCCAAAAATGGCAAAGTAAGCTAAAGGAAAACATCGTGTCTAATTATACAAAATCAACCAACTTTGCCACTAAAGATGCTTTGACTTCTGGCAATCCTTTAAAGATTGTTAAAGGCACTGAGATCAACACTGAGTTTGACAATATTCAAACTGCTATTGCGACTAAGGCTGATCTTGCAAGTCCTACCTTTACAGGTACTCCAACACTACCAACAGGCACTATTGGCGTAACTCAATCATCATCCAACAATTCAACAGCATTAGCTACAACTGCATTTGTTCAATCTATTGCACAATTATTGTTTCCTGTAGGCGCTATTTACACAGCAACTGTCTCAACCAATCCTGCAACATTGCTAGGGTTTGGTACTTGGATTGCATTTGCGGCTGGCAAGGTAATGATAGGCGATGGCGGTGGTTTTAGTGCAGGAGCAACTGGTGGTAGTGCAGATGCTATTGTTGTTAGTCACACCCACACTGCTACATCAACTGACTCTGGACACACTCACACTGTTAACGCTGGTGGTAATACGAGTAATCAATTAGTTAGTGGCGGAACAGTAAATCTTGCCTCAAGTAATACTGGTACTGGATTTGCAAATGTTTCAACAACCATTGCATCAACTGGTTCAAGTGGAACTAATGCTAATTTACAGCCATATATTGTTGTCTATATGTGGAATCGAACAGCATGATTACTCACCACTTTTCTGATGGACTGTATGCCAAGGAAGCTAGGTTTCCTGCTGGTGTAGCCATCCTTAAACACACACATAACTTCAGTCATTTGTCTATTTTGGCTCATGGCAAGGTTGCTGTATTGCGTGGTACTGAGATTGATATTGTTTCTGCTCCTGCTTGCATTGAGATTGAAGCTGGTGTGACTCACGGGGTTAAAGCGATTACTGATTGTGTTTGGTTTTGTATTCATGCCACAGACGAGAAAGACCCGTCTAAAGTGGATGAGATTTTGATTAAAGGGGATTGATATGCCAATTAGTGCAGTATTAGGATATTTAGGGGCGCAAGAACAAGCCTCTGCTACAGAGGCGGCGGCAAATACATCTGCGGCGGCTCAACGTGAATCAGCTAGATTAGCGGCTGAAGCGGCTAGATTTCGCCCTGTTGGAATTACTACCCGTTATGGTAGTTCTAACTTTCAAATGTCTCCTGAAGGATACTTAACTGGTGCTGGTTACAACGTCAGTCCTGAGTTAAAAGCCTATCAAGATCGTTTGATGGGGTTGACTGGTGGTGCTTTAACTCAAGCAGAACAGGCGCAACAACAGTATGCCCCTTTGCAAACTGCGGCTACAGGACTATTTGGCTTGGGTCAGCAGTATCTTGCACAGAGTCCTGAACAGGTTGCGGCTAAATATATCCAACAGCAACAGGACTTGCTTGCTCCTAGCCGTGAGCGTCAGATGGCTCAGTTGCAGAATCAGTTATTCCAACAAGGTCGTGGTGGACTGTCTGTAGGTGCTACAGGTATGCGCCCAAGTGGTGCGGCAGGATTGGGTGCTACTACTCCTGAGATGGAAGCCTACTACAACGCTATTGCTCAACAGGATGCTCAGTTGGCGGCACAAGCACAAGAAGCTGGACAACGCAATGTTGCGTTTGGTACGGGATTGTTTGGCACTGGTGCAAATATGCTAAATCAGTATCAAGCTGGTCAGGTTGGCGCATTGAACCCATTTACAACCTACTTGGGTGCGGGTCAAACCATTGAAGAACTTGGACAAGCCCCATTGAAGTTAGGTGCGGCTTTGGGTGGACAAGCGGCGGCTTATGGTGCTAATGTTGGTCAATCGTTGTTGACTGGTGGTATCAGTGCCGCTAGAGCGCAACAAGCTGGTCAAGGATTTAGTCCTTTGGCTGGTTTGTTGCAAGGCGCTGGTAGTAATCCAAGATTGCAAACTGGATTTGAGAACTTGTTTAGTGGATTTGGTCAACCTAGTGGAATGACACCAGCGCAAAATGATCTTTTGGCGGCTCAAGGTCAATACTATAGAAAGCCATCTACTTTTTCATATGATGGACAACAAATTTAAGGAGTAATCATGGCAACCTCAGAGATTCTTGGTTTATTTACTACTCCTGAACAGTACCAACTTGCTCAACAGCAAGCACAACAGGCGCAAGCTATTCAGTATGCAAATCTTGACCCAATGGCTCGTGCTAACTATGGGACTTTTCGTGCTGGTCAACAGCTAGGTGGTGCTATTGGCGGTGCTTTGGGTGGTCAAGACCCACAGTTGAAGATAATTTCAATGCGTCAGCAGTTGGCTAGTCAGTTAGACCCTACAAATCTTGATTCATATAAATTAGTTGCCCAAGATGCCGCTAATAGAGGAGATACACAATTTGCAATGGCAGTTGCTGATGCTGGTAGACAAGCGGCTGTTCAGATTGCACAAGCCAATAGAGAACGACAAAGTGCTGACCCATTCCAACAATTGCTTCGTACTGGAAAATTCACTCCTGCAAGTTTGGCTACATATCAAAAATCTCAAAATGTTGCAGATTTAAGAGAGATTGAAACAGAAGCAAAAACTCCAGCAAAGATTCAAGAAGCTGAACGAGTTGCCTTGGGTAAAGGGTTTGCAAGAGGAACTAAAGAATTTGATGACGCAGTTAATAGTTATCTTGAGCGCCCTGAAAGACCAGTGCCACGCCCCTCTGTTGGAGGCGATAGAGAAGCTATTTCTTTAGATGAGTTTGACAAAAATTATTACGATTTAACTCCAGCCGAAAGAAAGGAAGTAAATCGAATAGTTGATGCTAAAAATTTAGAAACTGCTAAAGCATCAAAACCAGAATTTAACATGGGTAGCACACAAGCTGTTGAGCCAAAAGATTGGTTGAAATTTAGCGAATTCATCAACAAAGACCCGTTGATGACTAGAACATCGTCAATTCTTTCTGATGCTCCAACTGCAATTGAAACTATTAGAACTTCTACGCAAAACAATTTTTCTGCCGCTTCTTTACCTGCGGCAATTGCAAAGTTAACTGGTGAAGGCAAGAATATGTCTAATGAAGACATTGAGCGTTATACCAGAACTGGTGGATTAGACCAAAGAATTGCAGGAGATGTTGTTAAATTCTTTACAGGCAAAAAAACTGATGTTACAAAAGCACAAGCAGAACAATTTGCTGTTTCTTTATATCGTGGCGCATTGCTAGAAAGAAAGAAATTTATTCAAGATCAAGCTGAATCGACAGGTTACGATCAAACACCAAATTACAAAAAGACCATTGAGCAACTTGATAAAAAATTAAGTCAATTTAAATTGATTACTCCTAGTGCATCGAAAACTCCATCTACTCCTGCTCCAAAACCAGAAGATGAAGCATTAATAAATAAATATTTACCACCCAAAAAACCTTGAGGTAATTATGGCAACTTATGATGAAGTAATTCAGGCATTGCGTAATGCAGATGCGGCTGGAAATGTAGAAGATGCTCGTAAATTAGCAGAGATTGCTAACTCCATGAGAGCCACCCCTGATGAAATCCCTCCTCAATTAACAATGGTTGGAGATGAGCCAACTCCTCCAACAATGGGCGAGGTTGTAAAAGAAGCAATTGGCAGAACTGTTACTAGGATACCTGCGGCAATAAGTGCGGCTGGTACTTATTATGGAACTCTTGGTGAAAATGAATTTCCATCACAGTTACCTCCACAAGGAGCAACAGAACAAGCAATGGATAGATTTAGTCGTGGCTTGGGTTTACGACCTGAATTGCGCCCTGCAACTGAAGGACAAAGATATGCAATGACTGCGGCAGAGGGAATATTTGATCCGCTTAATTTAGTTGGTTTAGGAGGCGTGAAAACAGGATTGGGTTTGTTGTCAAAAGGCATATTTTCTCGTGAAGGAGCAAGGGTAGGATTGCAATTAGGTGCGGGTGGTACTGCTAGTGTTGGTGGTGAATTTGGTGCTGACGTAGGCGGTCAAATAGCAGGGACTACAGGTCAAATAATAGGTGGTATAGGAACTGCTATTCTTTTGGGTGGAGGAACATTAACTGCGGGGCAAAAATTATTTGACAAAGCACAATTTGATCCAAAAGACTTTGATATTGCAGACATGGCTAATGCAGAAGGTATATCAAAAGCCCAAGATTTAGTTAAACAAGCTATTGATGCCGATCCTAACTTACAAGCCAAGCTTAAAACTGTGCAAGACAGGGTGCTTTTTGTTACTGGTAAACAAGGCACTGCGGCTGTAACAGGTATAGACAACATTACCTTAAAAGGAAAACTAGAACAACTTGCAAGAGATGATTTAGCTTTTGCTACTGAAGTTAAACAACTGTATGCAGATTTAAAAGTGGCAGTTAACAAAAAAGCTAATGAACTTTTTCCTGCTCCAAGTGCAGAAATACCATCAGCAAAAACAAAAATTGCAGAACAAGAAATTGATTACGACCAACGTATCGGTTTTATTGACAATCAATTAGACAAAATTACAAGTACTTTGGACATTACTGGTGGTACAAAGCCATCAGATATTGGAACATCTATCCAAAATCTTGTTTTGTCTAAAGAAAAAGCCGCTAGAAATGCTTTGCGACCTGAATATGATTCGGTGTTGACGCAAGCATCTAATCAAGGCGCACTGTTGCCAGCACAAGATACTCAAGCGTTGCTCAATACTGCTTTTGATTTGTTTAATAAAGACCCTTGGGGTCGTAACTCTGATTTACTAAAACTTGTTAATCAACAATCAAATAAGTTTAAAGCCATGCGTAGAGCGACATTGCCTGAAGGCGGTCAAGGATTGCTACCTACAACTACAGCGCCTGATTTATCTATGGGTCTGGACATTACGAGTCTTGATTCATTGAAAAGGCGTGTTGCTCAAGACATAAGGACAATGCAAGACACAAGCATAAAGGCAAAATTAATTGTCTTACAGCAAAGAGTTGATGAAGCATTAGACAAAGTACAAAATGCCAGCGGCAACATTGAGGTTGACTTTAGAGGCGAAAAAATACCTTTTGGTCAAGCAATGACTAATTTGGATACTGATTACTTTAATAAAGTAGGTATCCCTTTTAAAGATGCGGCGGCAATCCAAAAGATTGGTTCTCTTGAATACTCAGAAAAAATTGCGCCGTTGATTGCATCAAGCCCAACAGCTATGACTCAATTCTTGCGTGTTGCTGGAGATGAAGGCATTGGTTTGGCAGAAAAAGCTGTTATGTCAAAGATGTATAACCAAGCATTAAACAAGAATGGCTACGTTGATCCTGCAAAACTCCAATCATTGTTAAGCAAGACAAGCAACAATGGTGGCTATAGTGACGTTATAGATCAACTTCCTGCGTTAAAGCAAAGATTAGACAATGCCGCAATTAAAAGTCAATATTTAGCGTCTGAAAAGGTTGCGATAGATGATGCGGCTAAAGAAACAAGAAAAAATTTAGGTGAAAGTTTTTTATCTAACTATGATGAGGGCGGTGTTCAATCAATTGTTTCAAGGATGACAAGTTCAACTGGCATAGGATACAGAAATAAATTTTTTGTTGATTTAAAAAAGTTGTCTTCTGATGAACAAACAAACGTAAAACTTGCCGTCAAAAATGGCTTAGTTAACAAGATGCTCTCTACCAATGACCCATTTGACTATTTACAAAAAAATCAAGAGGCATTTACCCAAGTGTTTGGTAAACAACATTTTAATAATCTGGTTGCATTGTCTGATGTTGCTCGTTTATCCAACAAAATTGACATAGATGATGTTGTAAAAGGTGTTGCGGCTAAAGAGACATCTGAATTAGAGAAACAAGTTCTTGGTGGAGTTTCTTTACAACGCATTAGTGGCATTTTAGTAAATCAAATTGCAAGTACGTTTAACAAGGCTTTTAGAATTACGTCCCTAATTGGTCAAGCAAACATTGACCAAGCAACGAAAGATGCTCACAGAACATTGTTTCTTGATGAAAATGGCGTAAAGAAAATTATTGAAGCATCATCAAAAATTATAAGCAAAAAAGGCAAAGAGATAAATCTTAAAGATGCCATCAAATCATTAGAGTTTTCTGATGTTGGTGAAGCAATTGGGTTGGCTACATTGAGATCGGGCTATCTTGGTGCGGCTTCAACACTCAGCAAATCTGAAGTGGTAGAGCCTCAAACTGAGCCTTACTATCAATTTGTACCAGAATAAGGACACAAAATTGACCCAATCTCTATTTGTCTACTTGCGGCTGGCTTGGTCAAAAACATCCAAGCTGGCTGTGAACTCTATAAGCAAGCTAAAGAGTCTTTTGTCGAAATTAGGAACACAGCTAATGAAGTTGTCGCCATTGGTAAAGAAGTCAAAGGATTTTGGGGTTCATTGCGTAAACTATTTGGCGGTAGTCCCAAGCCTGAAGTTGCAAAGTCTGTGGCAAAGGCTAAGAAGTCAGACTATGTTGCTGTTGAAGAAACTCAAGTCAAAGCTGACATCGTTAAGAACCTGACTGAGTTTTTCAAGCTACAGGAGCAGTTAGAAGCGCACATCAGGGAGTCAGAGGAGAAGGCAAGGACTGTTGTTTTCTCTGATGATGTGAACTTGATGGAAGAAGC